CTTACACCTATAGAGTGTGAGAGATTACAAACCCTGCCTGACAACTACACAGAGGGTGTTTCCAAGACTCAAAGATATAAGATGATTGGGAATGGTTGGACTGTAGATGTCATTGCACATATACTGAAAGGAGTAAAAAATGATACATAGAGTTATTGAAATGTTTAACTTACATAAAGATAAATATGGAGAGGGAACACCTTTTGATTTGGACTATGGTAAGTTAATAATCATTGGATTGTGTATTTACATAGCAATCGTGGTGTCTTAATGAACGACCAATTCAATAAGATATTGATTACAACAATAGTGCTACTCTATGCTTATGGCATAGCAGTAGTGCTACTAGAATTATGGGAGAAATTTATATGATGATGCGACCTGACGATTATGATAAGATAATGTTAGTATTCTTTGCATTGATAATTGCTTTTACAATAGTGGGGTATTTATGAATAGATTTATTATAGAAGATACACCACATGAGATTGCTAAATCTCTATGTGACCAACACATAGTCAAGATGCCATTAGAAGAGGCACAAATGTTATGTACTGCCATATGGCATCATGCACCTGACTACGCAGAGGAAAGAGGTTTGTATAAGCCTGTACATCAGAAGCACCCTTGCACATTGTGGGCAATGGAAACACGAGCTAACTATATGTATGCATGGTTTCTTTACAAAGAAATGTTAGACGAGTATACAGTTAGATATCAAAAACAACATGGTGCAGGTAAACACAAACTCGCACTCTTAACAGGTGCAGACTACATACCAAGAGGTAATGTAACACAACATCCACAATGTTTTAGTGGACATGATGACCTCAAGACAGATGAGTTCTATCCTATTGAGGCATATAGAAAGTTTTATATCGTTGACAAATCTAGGTTTGCAAGATATAATTACACAGAGAAACCAAAATGGTTTTTAAATTAAAAAAAATTAATCCTATAGCAAGATTAATTGCTTATACAAGAAGAAGGAAACAAATCGTTCCACCCAAAAAGGGTAAAGGTTCTTACAGTAGAAAGAACAAGAACAGACGAGTTGACATTTCCTGCTAATTGTTATATAAGAAAGTATCACTTAACCAAATGTCATAAGTTATGACACATTTTATGAAAGGAAATAAAAATGCCATTAGATACATACACAACTAACCTCTTTGAATTAGAGGGAACTAAACTAGACTTCAAAGTAAAATATGAGCCTACTAAATTTGCAGGTAAACGATACGTAAGGAACTCTGTAACAGGAGATTATCTAGGTATTGTTGGAGATAAATTTAAATCTATTAACCACCTTGATTATTTCAATGGTATCAAAAAGGTTATACAAGAAAATAGATTGCCTCATCACCTTGATGGTGCTAAAGTTAAAATATCTACTGCTCGTAATTCAGCTTTTGCTTTGATAGATATTACATTGCCTAACGTAAAGCATACGATTGTTACATCTAGACATCAGACAGAGATTAATGAAAGAATGATTGCTCTGCATGGTATAGATGGCTCATGTTCTAACCAAGTTTACTTTGGTGCTATTGATAGATATTGTTCCAATGGACAGATAGGTGGAGAGTTTGAGGCTATCAAAAGAAAGAATACAAGTGGTCTTGTTTTAGAGAGGTTACTACAAGAAGTAAGAGATGCTAAAACTAACTTTGATATTCGTTGTCAGATGATGCAGAAGTGGGCAGATACACCACTCAACGTAGACGGAAAGACTTTACTTGATAGCATTATTAAATCAGAAAAGGTGTCTAAAAAAATGTATGAGTTAGCATGTCAAGAGATAGCAAAGAGAGGTAAAAATGTTTTTGCTTTATACTCTGCATTCACTAACTATGCATCATATGCAGATGAGAGAAATGGTTTTAATATTCGCAACACAGGTTTTGATACAAAAGCAGAAACTATGTGGAGAAGAGAACAGGAAGTTGCGAAATGGGTTTCTTCACCTGAATTTAAATCTTTAGTGGCAGCATAATGAAAGTTCAAGACTTACTCAAGGAATACTATTTATCCTTTGAATACAATAACTTACGAGAAGAAACTAAAGCACAATATAAATATTTCTTGGGCATAGTTTGTTCAACATGTGTAGTTGAGGGCAAAGAGTTAGGCAGTTATAAACTGTCTAGCTTGTCCACAAAACTTGCAAAGTTGTCGTATAATAAATGGTGTGAGAGAGGTGTATCATTTGCTAATCACTTGATGTCTGTCATTAGAGTGTTGCTTAATTACGGAATCAATATGGAACATTGTGTAATGAATCCATTTAGCAATATCAAGAAACGTGTCGTTGCACATAGAAAAATAGTTTGGACAAAAGATGACGTTATCAGGTTTCTTGATACTGCATACTCTGATTTTAAAACAAGGAGTATTGGATTAATTGCACAAATGGCATATGAATGGTGTCAAAGAATTGGTGATATGAGATTATTAGAATGGTCTAATCTTAATTTAGAAGAGAAACGTATGCAGATTGAACAGTCAAAGCGAAGAGCAGAAGTATTTTTACCTATATCAGACGAGTTAAATGAAATGTTAATACAACAAAAGAATGATTATGGGTTTCAAAAATATGTAGCACCTCGCCCAAGAGCTTTTAAGGGGGTCTACAAGCCTTATTCACTTACTAAACTACCAATCCTAGCTAGAAAGATTATGACCTCTGCAGGACTCTC